GAAGATGCTCCAGAAAAGGATAGAGAACATTTTTTATTGGTCATTAAGCTAAACGACGATGTATTTATTCAAAGGATATTCCCGGCATACTACTACCACCCAAAGGTTAGGTATACTGTTGATATTCGTCCAAAATTGAAGCGTATTTTGTCAGACTTAACTGACATCTTGTCTTCTGAAGAATTGGAAACAACATACTTGAACTACGAACTATAATTTAAAACATATAATAACAAAACACAATGGAAGAAAAGAATTTTGGATATCTCGGATTTACATTTCAACAATCACTAATAAAGGCAATAATTGAAGATAAGAAGTATGGGGAAACAATTGTTGATGTAATTGAAAGTAAGTTTTTTGATAATAACTCATTTAGATTTATTATGGAAAACATGAAAGAACTTTACAAGGCATACAATAAGATACCTAATTATGATACTTTAGCTCAAAAAATTATGGCTGAGGGTGGTAACAAAGATTCTTCCAAAGTTCACGTTGACACATTAGAGGCAATAAAAAATAACGAAGCTCAAACTGAATACGTAAAAGACACCGCTCTTAATTTCTGTAAACAACAGAATTTAAAAAAAGAACTAAAAGGTGTTCAAAATATTATTGATAACGGTGATTTCGAGTCTTATCATAAGATTGAAGAAATTATTCAAAAGGCACTACAAGTTGGTATTAGTAATGATGATGCTACAGATGTGTTTCACGGAATAGATGAGGCATTGGAAAGTGACTATCGTTTACCTATTGCAACAGGTATTGTTGGTGTTGATGAGGTATTAAAAGGTGGTTTAGGTAGAGGTGAATTAGGTGTTGTGTTAGCACCAACCGGTACAGGTAAGACAACCTTACTTACCAAATTTGCAAACACCGCCTATAATTTAGACTTTAATGTACTTCAAATATTCTTCGAAGATAATCCGGGTAATATTAAAAGAAAACACTATACGATTTGGACTGAGATTACTCCCGATGAACAACCTGAATTTAAAGAAGAGGTAAAAAGAAAAGTTGAGGAAGTACAGGCAAGATCAAAAGGTAGTTTAAAATTATTAAAACTTGCAAGTGACCATATAACAATTTCAGATATTAAGTCTAAAGTTAGAAAAATGCAATCTGAAGGTTCTAAAGTTGATTTATTAATCATCGATTACATTGATTGTGTATCTGCTGAAAAATCAACTAATGGTGAAGAATGGAAAGGTGAAGGTTCTGTTATGAGAAGTTTAGAAGCGATGACTGGTGAGTTCGATATGGCAATTTGGACAGCAACACAAGGTAACCGTGAATCAATTTCATCTGAAGTTGTAACAGGAGACCAAATGGGAGGTTCAATTAAGAAGGCTCAAATTGCTCACGTTATCTTATCAATCGGTAAAACGTTAGAACAAAAAGAACATAACTTAGCAACTTTAACATTACTTAAATCACGTATTGGTAGAGATGGTATCATTTGGCAGAATTGTAAATTCAATAATGAATTCTTAGTTATTGATACCGAATCACAAAACACCTTATTAGGTCACGAAGAACAAAAAGTTCAAAACAATCAAAACAGAGCGAGAGAAGCGTTCCTTAAAAGACAAGAATTAGCAAAAAAATAAATAAAAAAAAATGACAGAGAAAATTTTACAAGACAACCCGGGGAGGTTCGTTCTATTCCCTATCGAACACCATGATTTATGGAAGTTCTATAAACAATCAGAAGCATCTTTTTGGACAGCAGAAGAAATTGATTTAGGTCAAGATGTATCAGATTGGGAGAATAAATTAAATGCGGATGAACAACATTTTGTTAAACACGTTTTAGCGTTCTTTGCGGCATCTGATGGAATTGTAAATGAGAATTTAGCTATGAATTTTGTTAACGAAGTTCAATATACTGAAGCTAAGTTTTTCTATGGATTCCAAATTATGATGGAGAACATTCATAGTGAAACGTATTCTTTATTAATTGATACATTGATTAAAGATAAAGAAGAACAAGCACATTTATTTAATGCTATTGAAACGGTACCGGCAATTAAGAAAAAGGCTGAGTGGGCACTTAAATGGATTAACTCTGAATCTTTTGTTGATAGACTATTGGCGTTCGCAGCTGTTGAGGGTATCTTCTTCTCAGGTTCATTCTGTTCAATTTTCTGGTTAAAGAAAAGAGGTTTATTACCGGGGTTAACTTTCTCAAATGAATTAATCTCAAGAGATGAAGGTATGCATTGTGACTTTGCTTGTCATTTATATAACAATCATATTGAAAATAAAATCTCACAAGAAAGAATTAAAGAAATTATTTGTGGGGCGTTAGAGATTGAGAAAGAATTTATTCTTGAAGCATTACCTGTACGTTTAATTGGTATGAACTCTGATTTAATGTCACAATACCTTGAATTTGTAACTGACAGATTATTAGTTGCTTTAGGTGTTCCTAAAGTTTATAATTCTGAAAACCCATTTGATTTTATGCAGAACATTGCATTACAAGGTAAAACGAATTTCTTTGAGAAGAGAGTTGCTGAATATCAAAAAGCAGGAGTGAATAACGTTTCGGAAGATTTAAATTCCGCATTCGGTGACGTAGATTTTTAAAATAGATAACAGAAAATGAAAGTAAAAAAGAGAGACGGTTCCCTCGAGGAAATGAGATATGACAAAATCACTAAACGTATTAGTGTACTTTGTCACGATTTAAATATGGAATACATTGACCCAACGTTTGTTACTCTAAAAGTAACTTCGGGGATTTATGATGGAATTTCAACAACAGAGTTGGATGTATTAGCTGCTGAAACTGCGGCCGCAATGGTTACAACACATCCTGACTATGCAAAGTTAGCGGGTAGATTAGCCGTTTCCAATTTACATAAAACAACACCAAAAAAGTTCTCACAATCAATTAAGGAATTATATTCATTTATTGAACCTAAGACTGGAAAAGAATCATCATTAATAGATGAGAATGTTTATCATTTTGTAATGGCAAACAAAGAAGTTTTAGATGGTGCGATTCAACAAGACCGTGATTTAGATTTTGATTATTTTGGTATCAAAACATTAGAACGTTCATATCTTATGAAGATTGGTTCTAAAATTGTTGAAAGACCTCAATATCTTTATATGAGAGTTGCGGTTGGTATTTGTAAAGGTGATGTACAGATGGCTTTAAGAATCTATGATGATTTATCAGGACATTTTTATACACACGCAACACCAACGTTATTCAACGCGGGAACTAAAAGAGCACAAATGTCATCTTGTTTTTTAATTGGAAATAAAGGAGACGATATCGATGGATTGTTTGATACAATTGCTGACGTTGCAAAGATTTCTAAGTGGGCTGGTGGTATTGGATTACACGTACATGATGTTCGTGCTAAAGGTTCATATATTAAGGGAACTGGTGGAGAATCTGATGGTCTATTACCAATGATGAAAACTTATAATGAAGTTGCTCGTTGGATTAACCAAGGAGGAAAACGTAAGGGTTCATTTGCAATCTACTTAGAACCATGGCACGCTGACGTTCTTGAATTTATTGATTTAAGAAAAAATCATGGTAAGGAAGAAATGAGAGCAAGAGATTTATTCTTAGCAATGTGGACTCCTGATTTATTCATGAAACGTGTAGAAGAAGATGGTGATTGGACATTATTTTCACCTGATGAAGCGCCAGGATTATCTGACGCCTATGACACACCTGAAGAGAAAACGTTTACTATGTTGTACGAATCATACGAACAACAAGGTTTAGGTAGAAAGGTAATGAAGGCTAGAAAATTAATGGATGCAATCCTAACCGCACAAATTGAAACAGGTACTCCTTATATGTTATATAAAGACCCTGCGAATTATAAATCAAATCAAAAGAACTTAGGTACAATTAAGTCATCAAACTTATGTACCGAAATAATTGAATACTCTTCACCAACAGAACAAGCTGTTTGTAATTTGGCTTCAATCGCATTACCTAAGTATATCATAGATGGTAAGTTTAGTCACGAACTATTATATGAGAACACCTACCAAGTTGTAAAGAACTTGAACAACGTAATCGATTTAAATTTTTATCCAACCGAAGAAACAAAACGTTCAAATTTCAAACATCGTCCTGTTGGTTTAGGTGTTCAAGGATTGGCTGATGTATTTTGTCAATTAGGTTTAGGATTTGAAAGTGATTTGGCTGACCAATTACAAACAGATATATTCGAAACAATATATTTTGCGGCGATGACATCTTCAAACGATTTGGCAAAAGAATCAGGTCCATATGAATCTATTGCAGGTTCACCAATTGAAAAAGGAATATTCCAATTTGAGATGTGGGGTAAAACAGATAAAGATTTATCAGGTCGTTGGGATTGGAAAAAATTGAGAAAAGAGGTTATTAAATTTGGAGTTAGAAATTCATTGTTAGTTGCTCCGATGCCGACAGCATCAACGGCACAAATATTGGGTAATAACGAAGCGTTTGAACCATTTACAACAAACTTATATTCAAGAAGAACATTAAGTGGTGAATTTATTATGATTAATAAACATCTTGTTAATGATTTATTGAAACTTAATTTATGGAATGAAGGAATGAAAAATAAATTGATTATGGAAAACGGATCAGTTCAAAATATTCCTGAAATACCAACAGAAATGAAAGAGGTGTATAAGACTGTTTGGGAAATGTCTCAAAAGAGAATTTTACAAATGGCCGCAAACAGAAGTATTTTTATTGACCAATCACAGTCATTAAATTTATTTATTGATAACGCAACTAAACCTAAATTATTAGCTGCACATTTATTTGGTTGGAAATTAGGTTTGAAAACAGGAATGTATTATCTAAGAACAAGAGCTGCGGTAGATGCACTTAAAGGATTAGGTGTGGATACTACAACAGCAAAACCTATAGAAACGTCAACAGGACAACAATCTGCGGTTTACCCAACAACACCAACTAATAATCCAATAATCAGTGAAAATACACCTGAATTGGAAATGATTACAGAAAGACCAACAGATTCTCCGTTTGAATGTGAGGGTTGTGGGTCATAAAATAATGGGAGGCCCCTCAAAGTATGACTGTCGACAAGGCGTACCTTGGGCTCCCAGGTTTTGAGAATACATGGGGTCAAATATCAAGACACTACATTAATCCCAACTTCGGTTGGGATTTTTTATTTATTACCATTTCATAATAGTTTATATTTATTAATATGGCGGTAAAATATGGAATAGATTTTCCTTTTAGAGATAGTATGGAAGGTCATTATTTAAAAATGACCACAACACCCGAAAGGGAGGTTAGAGCTAATTTAATACATCTTCTATTAACTAGAAGAGGTACAAGATATTTCTTACCTGATTTTGGTACAAGATTATATCAATTTATTTTTGACCAAAATGATATGGTTACATGGGGGTTAATTGAAGAAGAAATAAGAGAATCGGTAAAAAAATACATACCAAATTTAGATATAACAACTCTCGAGGTAATGTCAGCAGAAGACGACCCCGATAATATAAAAACATTTTCAACTGACGAAGATGAGAGACTTTTTAGAGTTTCGGATAGTTCCACTAAACCATATACCGCAAAAGTAAAAATAGAATATACTGTTAATAACGGAGCATTTTCAACTTCGGACTTTATAATATTAAACATTTAAAATGGGAAAAAAAATATCATACGCAACCAGAGATTTTGCGGGAATTAGACAAGAATTAGTAAATTTAACAAAGGAGTATTATCCTGACTTGGTAAAAAATACCAATGATGCGTCTATATTCTCAGTATTGTTAGATTTAAATGCTGCGGTTGCTGATAACTTACATTTTCACATTGATAGAGTTTGGCAAGAAACAATGTTAGACTTTGCACAACAAAGACAATCATTATTTCACATTGCTAAAACATACGGAATTAAAATACCGGGTAACAGACCTTCGGTTTCATTATGTGACTTTTCGGTTAATGTACCTGTAAGAGGGGATAAAGAAGATGATAGATATTTGGGTATTTTAAAATCAGGAGCACAAGTATCTGGCGGAGGTCAAATATTTGAAACATTAGAAGATATTGATTTTTCAGACCCATTTAATAGTAGAGGAGAACCAAATAGACTAAAGATACCAAACTTCGACACTAACAATAAGTTAATCTCATATACAATTACAAAAAGAGAACCTGTTGTTAATGGAGTAACGAGAATTTACAGAAGAGTAATTTCAGAATTGGACCAAAAACCATTCTTAAAGATTTACTTACCTGAACAAGATATATTGGGCGTTACATCGGTAATTCATAAAGAAGGTACATCATTTGGTGCAAACCCAACATCATCAGAATTTTCAAGTGCTACTAATAAATGGTATGAGGTTAAATCATTGATTCAAAATAAAGTATTCATACCAGACCCAACAGCGGCGTCTGATACTAACAATTTTAAGGCGGGTACTTATTTGGATGTTAATAATAAATTCATAACTGAATATACACCTGAAGGATACTTCTCATTAACATTTGGTTCAGGAACTGTGAATCCATTAGATAATTTAGACAATTATATGAATGGTTCATTGAAGGTAAACTTGGCAAGTTATTTGAATAATATGTCATTAGGTTCAGTACCTAAGGCTAACACTACCATATTTGTAAAATATAGAATTGGTGGAGGTAAGGATTCAAATTTAGGAGTTAACGTTATAACAAGTGTGGAT